CCAGGCACACGTTGGAAAGGAAAAGGAAAAGTACCTACATCAACCCAAACCTCAGATGATGTTTCGCCTAATAAATATATCTCTCTGTGATCCACAATAATGGACACCAAATTATCAGGTGAACCATCTTTAGAAGCAAAAGAAAGTTGTGAAGATATTGGAGACAATCCGTTAGAAGCGCCCCATTGCTGTGTGCCAGGATAGTTATACACAAAAAAGTTATCCACAATATCCACCACATCAGCGCCACTAAAAGCACCATCAGATGTTGGCAATATTGAGAAATTTAACGCATACATTGTTTCTGATCCAACAGTTTGCGTACCTGATACTGTGTAAGTACCAGCTCCACCAGAACCAGAACCAAAAGTCAAAGAAAGTATTAATCCTGTGCCAGAACCACTGGTTGTCGTTGTAACAGGAGTAGATGGATTCGTTGTGTAACTTCCACCAGATGTTTGAGATATTCCTGTCACCACACCAGCTGAAACGCTTGTAACTACATAAGTTGCAGGCTGAGAATAAGTGCCTCCAACCACCGCTACAAGATCATTTACTGCATATCCTGTACCACCAGAGGAGACTGAACCAGATAAAACTATGCCTGATCCAAGTGCCGTTATTACAGTATTTGCATTAACTGAAGTTCCTTGGATAGTCTGACCAACATATAAAGTACCAGAAGTTATTCCAGTTACAGTCAAAGTTCCTGACCCCAATGAAGCCGTAATAATCGCACCAGAAGCTGCCGTATTCATTGCTTCTGAAGCTACAGTCTGGGATATATTAACAGTCCAACTTGTGCCACTACCTGAAACAATGACAGTCTCAGGAGTTACACCTAAACCAAATACCTGTTGACCAACTGCCAATGCGCCAGTTTGTAGATTGTTAACAGTTAAAGTTGTACCTGAAATAGACCCATTAAACTGCGCTACTCCAGGATTAGAAATGCGCCATGTATAACGATATGTTCCGTCAACAATATAGACGTTTACTCCGTTATCAGATATTCCAACACGACCAGTAGTTGTCCTGAGTTGACCAACCAAAGACGGAGTAAAGTTAGAGGAAATAACGTACACGTATGGCCCGACCACCGCCATACATTGTGAGCCACCTGAAAGAGTCCGCAATCCCCTGACCTCTTGCTGGTTCTGAGAAACAATCTTTGTAGTCAGTCCTGGAGTTGGATAAAGCGCAACTACCCCTCGATCTCCTTGAGGCTTAGTAGGATCAACTTCAGGTCTCCAGTTGATACATTCTTGAGCATCTTGGTAGATTGATGGTGCTTGGTACGCTGCTCCAACAAATCCAAAATCTGGCATTTGTTATCCTTTAGCTTGTGACTTGAACTTCTCTAAGTATGCTTTTAAGTCCATGATTATTCCTTATTGTGCTGGTGCTTCAGCAGGTGTCTCAGCAAGAGCTTGTGCTGGTTGTGGAGCCCAAGGTAATCCAGCTTTTTGTACAGGATTCTTTTGCGCTTCAATTTGTGCAGTAAGACTAGCTTCTACTGTGTTTTTACCTAAAGAATCTTGAACCCAGCCAACTACTTCAGCCTCAGTTAGTTCATCGTAAGGCTTGTAAGACTTATCTTCTTGTGTATAGCCTACTGTGCCGTAAGTAGAGGCAGTAAATTGACCATCTACTGCGTTTACTGTGTAGTGAACTGTAACTACAAAGCCATCAGAAGTAAGTCTGTCCATCTGTACTACATTCCATGTAAAGTTCATTTTATTTTCCTTTATTGACTAGCTAACATAAAATAACTCCATATTTTTGGAGTTGCGCCTGTTAATTGAGTTATTCCCCAATTCCCACCAGAAAAGGTAATTGTGTATGTAGCTGCAATATTTGTTGAAATTACCAATGCTCCGTTATTTGGGTCTAATAACCATATTGCAGTTCCACCAACCAAATTATCACGCAATATTAAAATTCCATTAACAGCAGCACCATTAAATGCATATCTAGTCGATAATGCGCTAACAGTTAATGATAAACCACCTGCAACGCCTTGTGGGGCTTGAATATGACCAGAGGCTAAAGATGAACTTACACTTGTAGTATTAACCAGCAAGTTACCGCTGGAGTCAAAACGACCATACTCTGATGCGGTAATGGACGTAAAAACAACAGGGTTGCCACGCATGTAGGCGTAGTTTGGATTGCTGGAGTAAGTACTGCCGTTACATTCAAAACGAGCCGTGTCGTTTGTGACTGTTGGTCCAGCAAACATTGCAATGCTTTGCGCCGTTGTTTTTGTCAGGAAACTACCGCCGTTCATGGCAAGGTTACCAAGACCAATACCCACATTCTGTGAAGTATCAATAGTTACCGCAGTAGTAGAGCCATTGGTCTGCAGAGTTAAAGATGTACCACTCTTAACAATAGGTGTGGTCACAGACGTAGTGCCTGCAACTGTAGCGCCAGAAATAGCGCCAGTAGAAGTTACGTTTGTAGGCGTAATAGTAGACGCTTGAAATGTGCCAGAATAGACCGCAGAGTTGACATCATTGAGCCACCCAGCGTCTATGACTGTTTGATAATTGACGAATGTTGTTGATGCCATTTTTTATCCTATAAAACTATCTAAAGAATCCGCCTGATAAAATCCAGCCTGCGTCCCTCGACCGACTAGAAGTAATTACTTCATCGTATCTAGAAACTGGAGGAGGTCTCATGTTTGTTCGCTTGAGTTCTGACTTTGCTTGAGCAGCGTATGCTCCGATCATTTGCAACTGTGTGCCGTTTATCTTGCCAAACATGGGCATAAGTCGCTCTGCGAGTAGCCAACGTAAAGCATTGGTGAACCCTTGCGGAAGAATCATTGTGTCGTTTAGCGTTGCATATCTTGTGAATAAAGTGTCTGCAAACAAGTGCATTTCACCCTGAGATGGGTTAGGCCACACAAAGATATTGCCCAATGTTTCTGTTGGCTGGTAGTAGAACGCTTTAGGCCAAGGCCCTGAAAGTGTCTTCAGTCCAATCATTTGATACTGTCCATAGTCCAAAACAGACAATGGATAATCTAATCCACCCTGATAAACAGGTGTACCATTTGAATTAGTGTTTACCCGAACAAATCCTGAATTTATAGCTAATGGACGTTGAAAGTAAAGCTGAATCGTTGTACTTGCAACTGCTGACGAATATGTCGTGTTAAGTAAATAAGTACCCGCTTCATTAACTTGACCACCAGCGCCTGTCAAGAATCCTACAATTGTAGTTCCTGTCGTTATTCCTGTTCCTGACAAAGTTTGACCGACTGCAACTCCACCAGAATTGATGGATGTGATCGTGAGGATATTTCCTGATATTGATCCGACCACTTGAGCGCCAATTTGACCACCTGGCCCAATTGTGTACTGAGTTTGACCTGGAGTTATCGGGAAAATGATCTCAGTCTTGTAAAACGTCATCATGGATTCGTTTGACAGCTGGTCGAGTAGATCGTTAAGCATATCAAACGCATCTTGCGCTTCGTCAGGTGTAGGGGTTTCACCAGAAGCTATTGCCCCTATGTCTTTCATCGCCCTTGTAATAATGTCGATTGGCATTGTCATAGAGACACCTTAAATGTTTCAGCAGGCAACCAAGGCATTTTTACCTTTTCTTTTTTCAGATTTTCTAGTTGTTCTGCTAACCTTGATTTTATTATATTTACACCATTTTGTGTACTATCTTCTTCAACCCAAGCGCAAACATTATTGTGGGTAATTTCTTTGAATACAGGCATTGGAATTCTGGGTCTAATATCCCACCAACCCTCAGTTTCCACTTTAAAATCAGCATCTGTAAGCGTACAAGTGTAATAAACCTTGGTAATTTGCTCGTTTTCAGCTTCAATATCGTTTATAGTCCAATCGTAGGTCATGCAATATTCCCTATGTTTGTTGTCCCAAGATCGGTAAACTGGAAGTTTGAGCCTAGCAAAGACGTTACAGTTCCCGCAGAATCTGTCACCAAGAGCTGAAGTCTCATGTTTGCTGACGGAATTATGTCACCCTCAATGAACGCAGTATAAGAAGTTGCGTCTAGTAGTCCAAAAGATACAGGAAACGTAGAAGTTGATGCAGCAGCTGCGTAGGAATCGTAAATAGCAGTAGTCCCGTTATTCACCTGTATTAACTTCATATTTGCGTTAAATATGGTGAAATTAGACGTTGCTGAATTAGAAAAAGATACTGTAATTGTTCCAGCAGTCGCTTTTGTAAATAGCAAACTGTACCTAAATTTGTACAAATGTCCTGATAATAGCTCTGGTCTGACAGCAGACGTAAAGAATTGACCGCCAGATGCCACAGTTGCGCTAGATGCCAATTGTGCGACTTGACTTGCGTTTATGATCTGTCTGCCAGAACCAGTTGTTGTGTTACCTGTGATGTACAAAGATGCGCCATCAAATTCTTCTGCGCCTTGAACTGGGCTTGTCAGGTTTGTACCAGCTGTAAAAGTAACAGGCGCAACTGTTGTCGTTCCTGTTGTGTACGCCAAAACGCCAGAAACAGTCAATGTTCCAGTAGTAGGAATAAGTTTGTCTGCTACGTTGTCTTGGTTAATAGCCATGATTAAACGTCCGTTGCGCCTTGGTATTGAGACA